CGCGGCCATTCGACCGCTACGAACCGGGGCGAGTTGTTTCGCGGCGGGAACGACGATCTCGGCCGCCTTTAGGTGGGTGGGTTTCATTTCGTTAAGGAGGTCGCCGCCCATGTCGCGGAGCGCCCGCTGCACCTCTCGGAGACCTTCGATCTGGGCCGCGCCCATCGACGTATTCCGTGAGTCAATACGGAACCCGGTTAGTCCCCTAGCCATTAGGGATCTCGAGGTCGGCGAGAGCGTCCCAGTCGTTCGGGGGTCGCGGGACGATGTAACGGATCATGTGCTGCAGAATGTCGGGTGGTGTGTTGAGGAGTTCCCGCGGCGCGATCCCAGTCTTTAGAGCGAGGATGGCGAAGAGTTCGGCGGCGGCTCCTCCGGCGTAGGGTTTCCCGAGTCGTCGCCTTTCGCGTAGCGGATCCCGGCCAAATTGTCGACCCATTTCTCGAACACTTCGCCGAGCGCAACCGCGCCCGCTTTGAGCGCCGCATAGTAGGCGAGGCGGTAATGCCAATGTTTTGGGGCGTCGTCGCTCCAGAGTTTGTCGAAGGTTTCGGTTTCTTTGTCCGCCTCGAAGGCGTACTCGACTGACGGCCATACCGGGAAGGTTCCCTCGCGGCCGTCCCTGTGCCGGACGGTGACGAGAAGCATGGCGGTTTAGGCGACGGCTTTAGCGAGTGATCCGCCGGTGAAGGAGACGGACATCGAGGCGAGGTCGCCGACCGAACCGGCGACGGGTTGCGTCGCGGCGAGGAATGCGTCGGTGATCGTGTACGACGGGTTCGTCGCGCCGACGGCCGCCGAGGTCGGCTTAACGACGACGGTGGTCGTGCTGCCGACGAGAGCGTCGAGGGTTGCCGCGACTTGTGACGCTGCGAAGTCCTGATTAAAGGTGACGTCGAGCGAAATGTTTTGGAGGCCGCCGGTGAACTTGTGTCCCGTTGCGCCCATCGCTGTCACTTCGACCGAGTCGGTCTCGTAGTTCAGGGTGAGCGAGGTGACGTAGTCCGACAGATCGACCGAGTTAACGGTGACGGCTGCGTCCTTCAATACAAAAACGGCCATTTAGTTCTCCTTGTCGGCCTTGCTGGGTTTGGTGTTTGCTGCGGACAGGTGTCCGGCTTCGATGAGCGCGTCGACGTTGCAGCCGACTAACTCTTCGTCTGTGACCGTGTCGCCCGCCTTCTTGTCGGCGATGCGATCGGTCATGATCTTGTAACTAGCCATAGGCTTCGACCTCGTACTCGTACGCGAAAAACTCGACGCCACCCATACTAAGCGAGATGGGCGTCGCGCGGGTGACTCTCATCGTCGAGCATGAGCCGCCGAGGTTGCCGCCCGACTCGAGCGCGGTCTTCACCGACCCTGCACCCGAGCCAGCGAGGAGACTGTCGAGCGTGTCCGCGCCCGACCGTTCCGACATTCGCGACACGACGACATAAACCGAGAAGGTCGCGGCGTCGAGGCCGCGTTGCATCGCGTCGTCCCAGTCGATCGAGACGTTCCCGACGATCGCCGACGGCGTCGCCGGAGCCGTGTCCGGAATGTAGTCATACACGGTGCGGATCGCGGCGATCGTGTCGAGCGCTGTCGCGGCCCCGCCGCGGAGGCTCGAGATCGTGATCGTCATCCGACGACCTCACGGCGGTATGCGCGGACCATCGCCGAAATGTCACGACCTAGCGGACTCATTCGGATAGCGCCCATTTCGGATAGGCCGAGGACGCCACCGACCGAGTCTTTCCGCTTGTAGAGATCGGCGCAGAGGATGAGGGTCGCTTCGACGATGTCGTCGGGGACGGCGGGCCAACCCCAGCGGGCTGTCACGCGGACGCCCGGGCGATAGTTCCACGGATACGGGAAATACTGGGTTCCGAGAGAGGTGAGAAGGGTGAACGGCCGCCCGGTAGCGAGCGCGTTAAACGGCTCGACGATGAAGTCCGTGTCGTAGACCATCGGTGTCGAGTAGTTCGTTCCGTCGGTTGAGATGTCAACGGTGAGGCCTGTCGTCGTCGAGATGTCGTCGACGAGAAGCGACACCGGGGAGACCGCCCGGTAGTAGCGGGCCGACGTTGTGGAGTCTTGGTAGAAGTAGCGTCCGGCGATCCGGTCGATCGAACGCGACGCGGACTCGACGATCTGCTCGAGCATCGCGTCGTCGACGGTGTCGGCGACAGGGATCCCGAGATAAGCCTTCGCGGTAGCGAGCGTCACGTAACCGTTAGTTATTGCCACGCGCTACCTTCCGGACGGCCGCCTTCTTGACGGGTTTCTTTTTGGGAGTAGAGGCCTCCTCGGGTGGCACAGTCGACGCCAACCGAGAGAGGACTTCGGAGACATCGCACCCGAGGAGCGCCATCTGATCGACGACTTGGCGGGCGCGGTCGAGGCGGCCGCGGTTGAGGTAGCCGTCTAGTTCGCGTCGTAGTGCTGCGACGATGATCTCTTGCATGATGGGTTAGCCCCCCCGGCCTGCGCTGCCGGGGGGAAACTAATTAGGCCCAGTTCGCGGTGATGAGGCCGGTTCCGGTGATCGCCGAGAACGCGGTCGGGTACTTGCCCGCCGTGTACGCGGAGAAACCGAAGACGACGGTCCGGATCGCGATGTTGCCGTCGGGCTGCTCGAAGCGGACGTAGAGCGGGTTCCCGCCCTGATCTTCCCAGATGTACGACTCGCGGAAGTCGCCGACGATGACCGCGGTCTCGTTCGTGCCGCTACCGAGGTTCGTCGGGACGTTGGCGTCTGCGACGACCGGGATGCCGAGAACCTGAAGGCCGCCGAGGTCGTAGCCGGGGCGGTCGTAGGTTCCGGGGGCGTTGAACGGATTTCCCGCGGTTGGCGAGAAGATCGGACGGTTCGTCGAGTCGAGGGCGCGGAGCCAACATCCGATGAGCGACGGGTGCGCGACGATGTGCGTTGCGTGTCCGAAGTAGTCGGTCGAGATGTCCGAGACGGCTTCGACCAACTTCGGGAAGAACTCGGCCCAAGTCGGCGAGGCGTCGGTGTAGGTCACCGAGCCGATGCCGGAGGTGTTGAGGATCCCGCGATGCTCACCCGACGAGCCGGAGCCGTTAACGGCGAGACCGTCGAGTTTCGTCTGGTAGGAGCGGATCGCGTCGCCGAGAAGTTGCGTCTCGACGCCAGTACCGCGGAGGACGGCCTGCTTCGAGATGTCAAACATCGATGCCACGGTGTTCACGTTCACGGTGAGGAGCGTGTCATCGGGGGACGATTCGGTCGGCGCGGTGTTCTCCGAAGCCTGAACGTACGAGGTGATTCCCGTCGTGAGGCGGCCGATGTTGACGGTCATACCCTGCGCGGGGAGCGCGGCGTTCGTCGAGATGTCCAACGTCGGACGGCCAGCGCGGCGGAGCGGCGCGAACTGATCGACGAGGTACTGCGGGATCACCAAACCGGCGAAGTTGCTCGAGCCGCTGTCGCGCTTCTCGAGACGGACCTCGTTCTGGTAACGGGCGATGCGGTCGCGGGCCTCGTACGAACCGCCGAACTCGGCGGCCATAGCGTCGGCAAGGAAGTCGTTCGCGCTGCGAGCGTGATACGTCGGCTCTTCGGCGGTGACGCGGTAGCCGCCGCGGGTTTCGACCGGCTTGTCGCCGTCGACCTTCGCGACGATTTCGGCGTGGGCCGCGTTGCGGGTTTCGATCTCGGCGATCTGCGCGATGCGCTCGTCGAGTTTCTCGACTTCCAACTTCAGCGCCTGAATGTTGGCGAGTTCGATTTCGGTGATGTCGCGATCCTCGTCCGCGGCGCGGGCGAGAGTTGAGTCGATGAGAGAAGTTTTCGCCGAACGCTGTTCGGTCAACTTCGAGAGGAAGGCGTTAGCCACTTGGGTTCTCCTGTTTTGGGACGTTTCGGTTTTGGGTTGCCGAGGTGTCGATCGTCCCGGTGAGAGGTGTCCCGTGTGGGAGGTGTCGTCTGCCGGTGTCGAGGTGTCGTTAGTGGGAAGAATAGCGAACGGCGCGAAGGTCCGCGAGTATTTCTTCGACTTGTTGGCGGCGTGTCTTGACCGGGGCCACCTCGACGCGCTCCTCGTCGTCGTCGGCTATGTCGTCCTCGAGGTCGTCGATCTGATCCTCGACCCATGCCTTGCCGGGGTCGCCGCCCCAGAGCGCCCACGCGATGCGGCCCGCCGACGGATAGCCATCCTCGCCGGGGCGGAACCCTTCGCCTTCTTTGTCGACCTCGTGGCGGGCGAAATACGAGCGCATTCGGCGGATCGTGGAGGGCGAAAGCGTCCGTTTATTTGCGATGTCACGGGCGCGGGCGACCCCTACAAGGGTTCCGCCGCGGCCGAACTCTTCACGCCACGCGAGGCCGCGTTCGGCTTCGGCGGCCATTTCGTCGGTTGGGACGCCGGGAGCGCGAGCCTCGGGTTCCGAAGCGTAGAGGGCGGCCATCTGCCGCTCGGCTTGGGCGCGGGTGCGGTGGCAGCCTTCGACCTCGGTCGTGCCGTCCTTTACGACGGCGAACCCGGCACACTCCGGGTTATCGGTCTCGATGTGCCACGGCATCGGTTAAGCGTCCGGGAGGAGCGTCGAGATTACGTCCGACCCAGTCGTAACGATCCCGAAAAGTTTTTCGCCGGGGGGTAGTTGCAGCACGACGGCCCCGGCCGCCTTGTCGAGGTAGAAGCCAGTCGACGAGGTGACGTTCGATCCGCCGAGGTAGATGACGCCGTTCCCTATCGCGTGGAGGACGATCGTCCGGTTAACCGAGTCGGAGTCGATGAGAAGCGTCGCGGTCGTCGTGACTGTGTGCTGCTGGCCTATCACTTGAGGCCTTCGAGGAGTTCGCGGGCCGCGTCGAGGTTTGGCGTCTGCGACTGCTCGCGGATACCGGCGACCGCGGCGGCCATACCGTACGCGCCGAACGTGACGAGGGAAACTTCGGCGAGGTGGGCGCGGACCCGCTCAATAACGCCGTCGGCGCGCTTGCGATCCTGCAACGGTTGGAACCCGACCGAGAACTGATCGACCGCGCCATCCGCTACAAGTTCGAGGAGTTCGTCGCCGCGTTGCGTTTTGGAGACGCGGAACTCGCCGTACAGTCCGGCGGCGTCTTCGCGGAGGAGTGTGGCGCGGCCCTGCGGTAGTTGGTTCGCGTCGTGACCGACGAGAAGTTTCACGCGATGGGCGGCGCGGGTGACCGCGGAGAAAGCGCCGGGGAGGAACACTTCACGCAGCGAACGGGTTATTTGCTGCTCGTGGTTGTAGGGGACGACGATCCCGACGATCGTCCTTCCGTCCCCCCCGGCGCGGATCTCGAGGTCCGATTCGTAGGACCGGTTTTCAATGTTCACGAAAGGATTTCCTCCTCGGTGTCGTCTTCGTATTCCTCGACGTCGTCCGACTCGTCGATCTCGAGCGGGCCTTCGTCGGCTTGTTGCGCCTCGAGCGGTTCGAGGTCTTCGATCTTGCGTACGTCGTCGACGGTGAGGAACCCGGACCGTAGACCGATTTCGTGCGCCTGATAGCGGGTGAGTGTGTCGGGGCGGAGGAAAGCGTCGACGTTAAACTTCGCGACCTGTCCGCGTGGCAGTAGATCCGAGAACGCTTGCTCGAACCGTACGATCCACGGCATAAGCGCGAAACGTAGGAGTTGCATCTGTTCCTCTTGGACGTTCGAGTAGGTGCGGCTCGAGTTCGGTGCGCCGAGGTAGTAGCCGGGGATTCCGAGAATGTTCGCTATCTCGGTGAGGTCGAACTGTCGCGACTCAACTAACTGCGAGTCTCCCGCGTTGTCGGTGAGCGGCTCGACCTTGATTCCGCCGAGTACCGCAGGTTCACGACTGCGGCCGCCGTAATGCATGAGCCATTTCTGTTTGATGAGGTCGGCGTCTTCTTGTGAGAGGTCAGGGTTCTCGGTATGGAGAACGACGCTCGGGGTTGTGCCGCCGTTGAAGTAGCGCGCCGCGTACTCGTTGACGGCGATCGACATTCCGAGGCCTTGCCGTTGCGCCTGCAAGATACCTACGCCCAAGTGTTCACCGGGGAACGTGAAGCCGGGAACGTGCATAATCTCCGACTGATCGAAGCGGACGTTGTCGATCTCGTAGACGCGGCGACCGTCCTCGTATTTGCATTTCACGCGCATCGGGTCGATCGGGTAGATCGTGTCCGGATAGCCGGAAGGGCCGAGCGGCCCCAACACGGCGAAGAAGTTTCCGTCGACGATCGCACCCGCGACCGCGGCCTGAATTGTCGAGAACCGTGTCTCGGGCGGGTTCGGCCGCGACAAGATCGGCGGGGTCGCTATCACTTGTCCGTTTCGGATCGCGTCGATCGGGAGACCTGCGATCGCGGAGGCGATGAGGTTCACGCCACGCCAGACGCCGGGAACGCTTAACGCACTCCAGCGGTCCACGTAAGTACCGGCCCAAGTGTCGACGTAGTTTCGAGAAATGCGGCCGTAGCCGTCGACCGAGTTCCCATTAGGGAACGTGATTCGCTGACGCTTAAGAAGTCCGAGAAGCATTTAGGCCTTTTTCGAGAGCGATACCGAAAGCCAAAAGAGAAGCCCCAGCCGCCGCGAGGCCCGCGGGTAGATAGGCGATTCCGATAGCCACGCTAATTAGCGTAGTCCCTGCGGCCTGTAGTGCTAGTGCAATTCTCATAGAACGAAACTCCTCGATACTGGTTCAGGTTTCTTTTGTGTTGCGTTGTGCCACGCGAGCGTCGCAGCGTAGAGCGGCGTGATGTCGACCCCGGCGTCGTTGCGCGCCCAAAGCCAGCCCGCGCCCATGCTCTTCTTCTTCACCCCGGCGACCGCCGCCTCGAGATGTTCGTCGGGGCGGACCTTGATCGTGTGGGCTTGGATGGCGTCGAAGAAGAGTCCGCAGGCGGCGACTACGTCGCGGGTCGTGTAGCGGGCGATCACGATTCCGAGCGCCTCGAGCGGCTCGACGAGCGTCCCCGCGGGACCGTAACCGTCGACCACAAACGGCGCTTTATGACGGCGGGATAGCGCCCGGATGCGTTCGGCGACCCAGCCCATCCCGTCGCGGGATTCGACGATCTCGATCCGTCCCGCCCGGTCGCAGACCGCGATCGTGGCCCGAGAGCGGTCCAGCGCAACGTCGACCGAGAAGACGAGCGGCCCGTCCGGGGCGGCTTTCTTGTCGATGCATTTCTGCCACGTGGCCGGGTGGATGACCGTCTCGACGGCTTTCGACCAAATGCCGAGCCATTCCTGCGAGAACTCGTCGACCGACTTGGTGGTCTGGCGGGCGTGGGCGATCGTCTCCTCCGAGATGAGATGACCGAGGCCGGGGTGGTGACGCCACGTGGCGGGGTCGTCGATGTCCGCGTCGTCGGGGGCGGACCACTCGAAGTAGGCGAGGCCGTCGGTTATCCCCTGCTCGACTGCGCCGCGACCCTTCTCCACCTTGTCCCGAAGAAACGTCGACTCAATGTCACCGGCGGCGGAGACGATCCAGATCTGCCCGTCGGGGCGGGTCGCCATCGCCGGGAGCGCTCCGGCTTCGCGGGCGTTCGTCTTGTCGAAGCGGGCCTCGTCCAAAATGGCGAGGTCGATCGTCTTACCGTGAAGCGCGGACTCGGTCGACCCTTGCGGCGAGATCCTCGACCCGTTCTTGAAGATCATCCGCTCAAGACCGTTCGAGTCGTAGACCCTTGAGACCGCCGACCGAACCCTCGAGTTTTGCAACGCCGGGACGAGATCCTCTTTCCATTTCATGCGCGCCCGCGTCCCGTCCTGTGCCGTATAGACGATGTTTTGCGGCGTCCCCCAGCGGAGCGCCCGATGCGTCATGACCGCGTTAGTGAGGGTCGTTTTCCCCGCCTGACGGGGCACGACGACGACGACCGTACGGTAAGCGGGCCGCCCATCCGGGAGAAGTTCCCCGGCGACATCAGCGACGAGGCGCTGCCACGGTAAGAACGGCTGCCCGAGGAGCGCCGCGACCGCTGCGATGTCAGCGCCGAGACTTGCCCGGCTTTCCGTTCTCTGCGTTGCGAACCTCGGCATCGAACGCGGCGAAGAGATCCGCGAGGCCGTCGCTGTCGTCATGTGTCACCTCTCTCAAAATTGCCTCGGCCGCCCGGTATTGCTGCCAGAGACCTACGTTCTCCGGGTACTCGTCGACCATCTGCGCTAGGTGCAACGCGATCCGGATCCGCGCCGCGTCGACATTCTCGAGCCGACCCGCGGAACGAAGCGCCTCGACCATGTTCGACATCGCGCCGAAATTGCTAGAAATGTCGACCTTTTGCGCCGATTTGCTCGGTTTCTGCGCGGCTTTGCGCGGCTTCGGTTGGCCAGTCACGACCGCCCCCGACTGGCTTGGAGAGAACACTTCAC